CCTCTGCGGAATGCCGCTCTGATTTCGTCCTCTTTCCTTTTCTGTCTGGTCATGGGCGCGCCTGTCCCCTTTTTCTTCTCTGTTTTTTCATAGAACAAATAGGGTGCTTCCGCCTTCACTTCCTCCAAATCCAGTCCTTTCAGCCCCTCCTTCGCGTCATAGCTGATTTCCTCCATATCAAGCAGTGCCAGAATCGCCTTCACGTTTTTGCCGCCGCCCTCCAGAATGGCTCTTTCCACTGCCGCCGTTTTTCTGTTTTCCGCCAGTTCGCCGTCCTTGCCGCTCAGTGCCTCCTGCAATTCTGCCATTTCCTGCTCAGTTTCCTCTGCCGCCTGCAGCAGTTCTGCCCTCGCCGCGCCGTTCAGCATCCCCTGCTTGGCAAATTTCTCAATCATCTGTGTCAATTTCATTGTCCTTCTCCTTTCTTTCTCTCTCCAGCTGCTCCATTTCGCTGTTTACGTCCTCCACAAAGGGATGCTTCCCCAGAAGCGTCTTTTCGCTCACCATCCCCTTGCTTGCCGCAATAATCTGCATCGTCTCCATGTCATCGGTAATCCCGTTGGTGTTCAGCGTAATCTGAATTTTTCTCCAATCCCAATCCGTCCCGTTTTCCCTGTTCCAATCCTCTGTCGCAAAGCGGAAGAATTCCTTCACCGCCCGCTTGATTTCCGGCACAATCCCGTTGATTTTCAGGTAAAACATCGCATATTGGAATTTCAGCGCAACGCCGCTTGCCGCCTTGCCCCAATCGTCGCTGTCCGTATCCACCCCCATCCCGAAGTGGAAAATATCCTTGCGGAGCATCTGCATCCAGTCCAGTCTGCCCTCTACCGGCAGCTGCACCTGCTTTGCCTCCACGTTGCCGCTGCTGTCGCTGATCTGCACCGCCTTGTTGATTTGCAGCTTCTTCGCCACCGCGCTTGCCGTTTCGCCGCCGTAGCCCTGAATCACCCAGTACAGATCCACCAGATCCAGCAGATTATTCGTCCCCTCGCTGCTCACAAGATCATACGCATCAATCAGCCCCTTCACCAGCTGCA